ATAAATAAATTTATCTACCCTTCTATTTTTTCTACTTGTAGCATCTAAATACACTACATTTCTTACTCTATCATGAGATGCAAGAATCATCTGCCTGAGATTATTTACAAATCCGTACTTTTGTCCAGTTTTCGTTCCGTCTAAACTGCCTACTACTTGCGTGCTATCTGGATCTAAAGTTGAAAACCCATCCAGATCAACATAAATATCGCCTACGCTAACGCTGGCATCTACTGGTAGAGGGTTTGCGGGAGTGATCGCATTACCGTTCTCATCTACCAGTATCGATCTTTTTGCATCAGCTTTTTCCTCGTGCTCGTTTTGCGTAATCGTTCGAGGATCTGTGATTTGATTACCTCTAATTCTTTGATTTGGCATCTAACCCTCTTAAGGTTTGCAAATTACTACTTGTACCTGTGCGCTTGAAGATTTAATCTTCAAAGATTTTTGATCAGAAGAAGGAACGCCAGTGAACAACATAGCAACATGATTAGATGGTAAAGCTAGTCCGTTAGCAATCGTAGGAGCTGCTCCTGGAACTTGGTCGTGATCTCCTACCCATAAAAATTGGATAGAGCCGCTAGTGTTACATACTCGAAGAGATCCTCGTTCAGGGACATCTACACCTGCTGCGAGAGATGAATCGGCTATGAAAGACTCGACAGCAATAATTTCTCCGTTAGTAGATCTACTAACTCCTGAGGCATCATTGTTTTGGTCATTTGCTATTGAGCTAGGATTTCTTGACGCTTTTCGCAAATTAGTTTGTTGGCTACTCATCTTCTTCCTCTTGCAATTGTTCTTCTAACGAAGAACGTTTTTTAGTTATAGTGCGGTTTACTTTTTCAATCTCATTTCTAAAAAAGAAAAGAAGATCTCTATACCGCTTAAAATCAGATCGCATAAAATCTAACTGCAGATCTCTACCTTGACCGTGATTGTCTTGAAAAACAAATAAAACCGTAGGTTTATCATACTTTCCAACTGACACTTCTGTACGTAAGAATTTTAAACCATGCATTTCTAAAAATGGGCATAATGCTAGGTTATCTGTTTTGAACTCTTTCATACTCCACAGGTTATCTCAAGTTTATCATAAAGGCAAGTATCTTTATAAAAAAAGCCCCTGACAGAACGCCAGGGGCCAAGGAGGAGGAAGTGATCGGAGGGGAAGTGACCACAAGATCGTTGCGACCCTGTTCTTAATATAACACTAAAAGGCTATGGTTTTCAACTCTCACAAATTAAAAGGGCCAGTATTTCTACCAGCCCTTTCAAATCTAAGTTTTTACTTTAGATTATGCGCTTCGACCGATGTTCTCGATCAAGAAGTGCTTACGAGGAGTATAAACAATTGGAGTTCCGTAGAGCAATTGCATCCAGCGGTAAGCTGTAGCAACTACTGCAAGGTCCATTTTCATCAAAGGAGCCAATTGCTTGAAACGCATAGCTTCTGCATCTTTAGTCAACAAGTAAGCTTGAGAAAGACCAGGAAGTTTATGGTTAAGGTCTCGCATAGTAGCAGCGCCACCAACAGCCGCAGGAGCTACGTATCCAATGAATTCGTGAGCCAATGCAGAGTTTTTAGGAGAGCGGTATACTGCGTAAGCAATAGCACCAGCAACACCAGCGATAGCTACGTTTGCTCTTTCACCAGCAGCAACAGCTTGAGCTGCAGAAACTGGAGATACAGCGCCTTCACCTGATTCAGTGATAGCAGAAGCTCGGTAAGTGTACGTACCTGCGTCAGCAGCAGTAAACTTAGAAAGAGCATCAGTAGCTACTGTCAAAGTAGGGGCAGCAGGAGCAGCGATGCCAGCAAGAGGAGCAGCAGGAGTTCGCTTAGGACGTTGGAAAACACTTGATACAAGTTGGAATTCGCCAGCAGCCGCTACAAACGATTGCAATACGAAACCAGCTTTACCAGAAGCGATACCCATTGGGTTGATTCGCTCTTTAGGGAAGAACTGACGGCCAAGGTCAGAGTGAGCTTTTGTATCCATCAGCATTACTGAAGGAACACCAAAGTTCTCGCCAACAACACGAGCAGCATCTTCTAAAAGATCTGAATCCATAACATCACCACGGATGTCTCGGATAACGTCTTCTTCTACGCCATAACCTGTGAAAGCTTTAGCTTTTGCAGAAGCGTCTGTATTTCCTTTTCGGATTTGCTTATCAAGACCTTCCCATGCAGTATCGTCGTCCAAGATAGCAGCATCAGAACCGTCAAATACGCCGGAAGCTGAAGCATACTGGCCTCGACCGATAGTCAAAGCACGTTCAACGATCTCAAGAATTCGCATAGTACCATTCTTGATTTCACGAGCGATAGCATCACCGTGAGCGTTCTTTACCAATGTATAAACGTGAGTTAATTCACGAGTAACACCGATAAAACGAACTCTTTGGATCTGACGGCTGTATGAAGCGTCTTCAGATCGTGGCAAAGCACCCTCTTTAATGAAGCCACGGCCTTGATCACCGTAAGCATCAGTACGATTGTACTCTTCGATTGTGTTGAAAGCCTGATCTTTATCGATCATTGGCCACAACTTGAGATGTTTCATCTCATACGTGACTGACTTCAAAGACGAGTCAAGAGACTCAACTTGAAGAGCGCCACCGCCGGAAAGAGACGTGGGAGCACCAGCGTATCCTGCACCAGCTTCTAGGGCTTTATTTAGTTCATCGACATCGTTCGCAGTTGTTGCGCCGAAGCCTTCTCCAAAATTTACAAAATTATATTGCGACATGTTTTCTCCTTAAATTGAAAACTTTAGTTTGAATACCGTTTTTTAGCAGCTTCCATTACCATAGAGCGTACCACAGAATTATTTAGATTTTTTGTGGCTTCGAACTCAGCAATATGAAGCGATGTGATTCCTTTACCTGCTTTTTGAAGTTCAAGCATTGTATCCAAAACTTGAGCTTTAGAAAGTGTAGTTTCGCTAGAACCACCTTTTTCAAGAACTTCAAGGGTATTTACTGCTTGGCCGTTGTGGGCTGGCTGTGAGGAAAGTTTTTTTAATTCGTCAGACATTGATTTGATCATTGCGTCTTTTTCGTTCAATCGAGCATCGAAAGTCTTTTTAAGATCTTCGATTTGAGCACCGACTGCTTGAACTACAGACTTAGCAACATCAGCAGAAGTTTCTTGTTCAGCTTGAGCTGACTCTTCTCTCCAAGCTTTGATAAGCTCGAGTTCTTCAGAATCCAAAACTTGAGAAAGCTCTTCGATAGATTTTTTCATGCTCTTCTTGTGCTTCTCTTTTTCGTGATCCTTAACTTCTTCTTTAGCTTCTTTATCAGCAAGTTTTTTCATTGCTTCTTTGTCAGCTTTTTGAAGATCAGGTTGAGAAGCTTGAGATTTTTCAGACTCTTCGTCCTCATCATCTTCTTCCTCTTCATCTTCCTTCTTTTTCTTCATCTTAGCTTTTTCAGCTTGCTCTGCGCTCATAGGAGTACCTGATTTAATTTTATCATCTCCACCGTTTGCATCTTTGCTCTCATTTTTGGACTCTTCGCTTTTAACAACTTCTTCAGCCTTCGCCTCAGGTTGTTCTTCGCTTCCAAGAGTTTCATCGATGATTGCATCGATTGACTTTAGAATCTCTTCTTCAGTCATTTTCTTTTTAGCTTCAGACATTTTATTCTCCTTCAATGTTCTTGAGCTTCGATGCGAGAACTCTGAATAAATCTTCTGGATTCTCTTCAGGGTGCAACTCACACATACGCTGCATTATTGATTTTAACACTCGTTTTTGACTTTTTTTGTCTTTTTTATTGATTCGCTTGAGCTTTTGGTCAAGTGACTCTTTAGTCATCGCTTCACCATTAACTTGTGAACCTGGGGCTTTACTGTTTCCAACCCCTGCTGCCATAGCTTTTGCTACTGCATTTTCAACTACCTTCTCTAACTCAGACTTCTCTGCAGAAAAATAGCTTGGCTCAGGAATTTCTTCTAAGTTACCAGATGCTAGAGATTTTGCAAGGTCCACATAAGTGTAAGGGTTCACCGGATCAAGAGTCAAAGCTACCTTGTCGATTCGAGCTTTTCGAATGACTTGTTTATTGACTGGGTCACGTTGTAAGATCTTTCCTTCGATACTCATGTGTACACGAGGGCCAGAGCTTTTCTTTAATGATTTCAAGATGTTATAGAAAGCCTTAGCTCGGTCTTGATGTTTGAATAAGTAACCTTTTACCAATAGAACTTTCTGTCCTTCTTGGGTTACGAACTCTGCTTCTTCAATCTGACCAATTACGTTCTCAGGTCCCTTTTGGTGATCGACATTAAACAATCCCCGACCAGCTTTTAACAAGGAGATATCTAGACCATTTTGGTCAACTACTTCACCTTGAAGATCTGAGTCAGGAGTCGAAGCAATACCTCGAATAGTCCACTCTTCATCACCTTCAGTAGATTTAGATTTCTCTAGTTCTACTGGTACGTGAAATTGAAAAGATTTTAAGATTTTATCATCTGACACAAAAGACTCCAGGTGTGCATGTGTAACACCTTAGTTCGTAGCTTATCACATACCAG